AAGACACGTGCGTTGTGACCGTAGAAGCCGCCTAATAATACCGCAGTATGAAAAAGGTGGAAATATCTATCAACGGAAAGCATTACCCCTGTCGGCCAACGATGGGGGCAATGCTCCGTTTCAAAAGAGAAACGGGCCGTGAGATTACCGAAATTGAGCAAGGCAGTTTTACCGACATTTGTACTTATTTGTGGTGCTGCATTGTCTCAGCGTGTAAGCATGATGGCATTGAGTTCGACATGGAGTTAATGGATTTTGCGGACAGCATTAGCCCCGACGATATGGAAGAATGGAATAATGCCATACAAGCGGAAACCCAGAGCGACACGCCAACGGATGAGGCCGCAGAGGGTGAAAAAAAAAGTTAGGCATTTATGAGTTATTGGGCGTTGCGTTAAGTTGCATCCATCTTTCTTTTGATGATTTTTGCCGTTTAACGCTTACAGAGTTCAACGAGACTTACAAAGCCTATCAGAGTAAACAAGAAACTGAGTACCGCGACGAATGGCAGCGTACACGAATGTTAGCGGCAATTATCATACAGCCGCATTGCAAAAAGAAAGTAACACCCGAAAAGTTGTTACCGTTCCCGTGGGAAAAGCAAGAGAAGAAAAAGACAGACCAGCCGCAGCCGACCGCAGAGGAAAGCCGCCGCAGGTTTGAACAACTGATTAAAAAGTTATAATTGCACATACAGATGGCAGGTAAGAGTACAATATCAATTACGTTCAAGTTGGACGGTGACGGCAAAGGATTTAAGGAATTGGCCAATGATGCCAACGGCCTTAAATCGGTTATGAGTGCCGCCATTGTCGAGGCTCAGAAATTAGATAAGTCAATTATCAATTGGAGTCAGAGCGTACAGGCCATTGGTGCAGTTAGCAACGCCATTTCCCAACTCAACACTACATTCCAGACTATTACACAAGACAGCCGGACGTTTAGCGCAGCCATGAAAGCCGCTAACACGATGGCTGGAAAGGATGCAGATGGGTTTGAGCAACTGAAAGACCAGGTTGCAGAGTTGAGTAAGACAATACCGATGGCACGGGATGAGTTGGCCAACGGTTTGTATCAGGTCATTTCAAACGGTGTTCCAGAAGATAATTGGATTTCCTATTTGGAAGCGTCAGCAAAAGCCGCTGTTGGTGGTATTGCTGACGTTGGCGAGGTTGTGAAAGTAACCTCAACTGTAATCAAAAACTATGGTTTGGAGTGGAGTGCCGCCCAAGACATTCAGGATAAGATACAGTTGACCGCCAAAAATGGTGTAACATCGTTTGAGCAATTAGCCGCCGCCCTCCCATCCGTTACGGGTCAGGCAGCACAATTGGGCGTGTCATTCACTGAAATGCTGGCAGTGATGAGTACGCTAACGGGCGTGACGGGTAACACCTCAGAAGTGGCCACGCAGCTTGCAAGCGTATTGACCGCATTAACAAAAGAATCTTCCAAGAGCCAGAAGATGGCCGAGGAAATGGGCATATCTTTCAATGCCGCATCAATCAAAGCCGCTGGCGGTTTGCGGAATTATCTGCAAGAGTTGGATAAGACCGTCACAGAATATGCCGCCAAATCTGGCCAATTGAAAGAATCCATTTACAGCAAACTTTTTGGACGTGCAGAGGCATTGCGTTTGGTCAACGGATTAACGGGCGAAATGGCCCAGAAGTTTGACGAAAACATTGCCGCTTTGGATGAATCCGCTGGCACGATTGATAAGGCATTTGAGACGATGAGCAGCACGGGTGACGCTACAACTCAAATGCTCAAAAATCAGTTTGCCGCCATTACAGATGTTATTTCTGGATTTGTCGGAGGTGCTGGCCCCATCCTGAGTTTTGCCGCCAATTTAGGAATTACCACCATGAGCATTGCAAGTTTGGTTAAGACCATCAAGGCACTAAACATTGCTCATGGCATTATGATATTACGCACAAAGGCCGGAGGTGTGGCCATGCTTGCATTTGGTTTGAAAGCAAGCCGCGCCGCCGCTTTTACCCGTGTGTTTAGTGCAGCCCTCAAATCGGGTGCATATTCAGCCACAGCGTTTAAGATTGCATTACGTGGTTTGATGATTGCAACGGGCGTTGGTGCTATTATTGCAGGTGTTACCACAGCCGTTGAGTGGTTGGTGGGTGCATTTGACGATGCCAGCGAATCAGCCGACAACATGGCAGATAAGGTTGACCATGTAGCCGATACCGCCCAGAGAGCGCAGGACGCATTTAATAATGCAGATGCCGATGAGTTTAGCCGTCTCATGGCTAAGTACAGCCAATTGCAAGCTGCATGGAAAGCACTAAGCACAGCCCACGCAAAAGCCCAATGGATTAAGGACAATAAAAAGGAGTTGGCCGAATTGGGCATTAAGGTTGACAATGTAAAGGACGCTGAATCTGTATTTGTCGGCAACACCAATGCCGTTGTTGAGGCATTTAAGGCGAGAGCCAAAGCCGCCGCCCGACTGTCACAATTAACTGAGGAATACCGCATACAAATGGATTTGGCAGACCAGATAGACACGGCCAATGAGAATTACCGCCAAGCCAACACCGTGCAAGCAGGTGAGCGTGTACGTAAGGAGGGCGAATTTTATCCGGCTGGCCATTCCTCAGAGAAAGGATTGGAGTACGTCAATAATGGCGGTGCATGGGTGTACACAGATAAGGGTGCAGCACTTCACAACAGCCGTATTGGTGAAGATAACAGCGCAGAGAATCAGAGCCGACGCGAAGCCCTGGCAGCAAGCCAGCAGCGCAGCAAGAAATTGGAGGCTCAGATTGAGGTTGATGCCAAAACGTCACCTTATAAGCCAACCCATACGACCACGGACAAAGACGATAAGAAAGACAAAGGCGACCCCAATAAGGACAAAATCATTGAGGGTGCAAAGAGTTATGCCGATTTGTCGCATAATGTGGCCGTCTATAAAAAGCAGTTGGAGGCAGCAGACCCAGCCAACCGCGAACTGATTGCCCGTTTGCGTGAGCAGATGGCCGCAGCAGAGCAAGCCGCCCAAGCAGCAAAGGACGTGGCCGCTGGATGGGATTTGCAGAACCCCGACACGCTGGAAGAGATAGACGAAGCCATTAGCCGCCAACAGTCGTTGAGGAAAAAGGCAACAGCCGAGAATCTGGCACAGTACGATGCTGAGATTGAGCGGTTACAAAGTTTGCGTAAGCAGATGGAGTTGAACGCCAAAGCCCCCACCCCGATTGAGCAAATACATACGTATGAGCAATTGGATGAGGCATTGAGCATTTACAATGACCGCCTAAAGGTGGCCACAGAGAATGAGCGTGAGCAAATCCAAATCCAGATAAACGAGTTGGAGCGTTTGCGTAAGAAATGGGATGCAACATTGGCCGACCTCAAAAAGCCAGGCCCCATTGGTACGCTCAACACCATTGAAGATTTAGACGATGCCATTACCTATTACGGCAACCTCCAGAAGCGACAAAGTGCCGATGAGATTGCCGCCACACAACGAACCATCCAAGCATTAGAGGCAAAGAAAAAGGTGCTGCAACGTGGTATTGAAATCCCGTCAATGCAGAAAGAAATTGCCGAAATGAATGCTTTGAGCAGCCGCGAGTTTAAGATTAAGGTTAAGGGCATGGGATTTGACACCCTAACCTCCAAGATTGAGGAACTTAAACGGATGCTCAACGACGTTGACCACCCCGTTACTGAGAGCCAGCGAAAGGATATTGAGGGCATGATTGCCACGTATGAGAAATGGCGCAGGACATCAATTAGTGCTTTTGACACGGCAAAGAGTGGTTGGGATGGTATCAAAGGCATTGGCAACAGCATCCAGAGCATAACAGACGCTTTGGAGGGTAACGGCAACGCATGGCAAAAGACCGTTGCACTCATTGACGCTTTCATTGGATTGTATGAGGGCATACAGGCAGTTATTGGTATTATCAATCTGTTAAGTGCTGCATCATCAGCCCACGCCGTGACAAAGGGCGTTGAGGCAGGTGCAGAGACAGCAGAGGCAGCAACCCGTGAGGCAGCAACCACGGCCAACGTCGCAGCGTCAGCCGCCCAGATTGTTGCTAATAAGTTGGAAACAGCATCATGGGCAGAGTTGGCAGCGGCCATGACCTTTGCCGCCCACGCTTACATACCATTTGCAGGAACGGCCATTGCAGCCGGAATGATTGCCGCCCAGCAAGCCATGATTATTGCCGCAGGTATTCCGAAGTATGAAAAGGGTGCATTGGCATACGGCCCCACATTAGGTATATTTGGCGAGTACGCAGGTGCAAGTCACAACCCAGAAGTCGTGGCCCCGTTAGACAAATTGCGCTCCATGATTGAGCCGTCTGGTGGAATCAGT